AGCGTGATCGCAATGACTATAGCGTGGGTATGTGTATCGGTGTTGATGAGCATGACCGTTTGCATATTATGGATGTGGTTCGTGGTCGCTACGACGGTTTCGAACTGGTGGAAAAAATTCTGGATTTTTATGAGCAGTGGAAACCCTCAATTATAGGTATTGAGAAAGGTCACATCGAAATGGCGTTAGGGCCGTTTCTTGAAAAGCGAGTAAGAGAACGTGGGTTGTACGAAGCCTACATAAAAGATTTAAAGACTGGTCGGAGGGATAAAGAAGCAAGAGCTAGGGCAATTCAGGGTCGTATGCAGCAAGGCATGGTTTTCTTTCCGAAAGAAGCTGTGTTTACAGGGCCATTAATTGCTGAGTTATTGCGTTTTCCTAATGGAATACATGACGACCAAGTCGATGCTCTAGCTTGGCTAGGGTTAATGATGACTGAGTTTGCGACTTATCAAGCTCCTGTAGTTAAAGAACTGAGTTGGCGGGATCGACTTGAAAAATTTACCAAAATTGAGCGCAGTAAATCTGCAATGAGTGCGTAGTTATGGCAACTAAGACTTCAAAAATTGAACAGGAAGTAATTGCTTCTAATCAGTGGGATCGTTATGTCAGGGCAAGAGACAATGGACATGCTCAATATATTGATCTGGCAAAACGTTGCGATGCTTATTATCGAGGCGACCAATGGCAAGAAGAAGATATTTCTGCTTTAGAAGCAGAGGGCCGACCCGCACTCACTATTAATACCATTCTACCAACAGTAAATACTGTACTGGGTGAACAGTCTAGTCGTCGGGCAGATATTCAGTTCAAACCCAGACGAGGGGGCGACACTGAGGTTGCTCACACACTGACTAAACTTTACATGCAGATCTCTGATGCCAACAAACTAGATTGGGTCGAGCAACAAGTTTTTTCTGATGGGTTGATTATGGATGGTCGAGGGTACTTTGATGTACGCATGGACTTTACCGATCACGTTGAAGGTGAGATTCGTATTACCGCAAAAGATCCACTCGATATTCTTATAGACCCAGATGCCAAAGACTACGATCCGAAAACATGGAATGAAATTTTTGAATCTAAATGGATGACACTGGATGAGATCGAAGAACTGTACGGTAAAAGCAAAGCCGAAGATTTACGATTTATTGCAGAGAATGGAAATAGTTTTGGTCGAGATTCGATTGAATACGAAGAGACTCGTTATGGTGATACACAATCTGCTGACGATTATACGGGGCATGGTGTTTCTGGCGAGGATGAATACAGAAATATAAAAGCACTGAGAATTGTTGAAAGGCAGCATAAAAAGATTGCTCGGGTTGATTTTTATGTTGATCCAAACACAGGCGATCAACGTCGTGTTCCCGAAGCCTGGTCAAATACCAAGGCGAAAAAATTTGCAAAGCAGTATGGTTTAAACATTATTAATAAAGTAGTACGTAAAGTTCGTTGGACTGTAACTTGCGATAAGATAGTACTGCATGATGATTGGAGTCCTTATGATGAATTTACCATTGTGCCTTATTTTGCGTATTTCCGAAGAGGTAAGCCGTTCGGCATGGTACGCAATTTATTATCACCGCAAGAACAGCTAAACAAAATTGCTTCTCAAGAACTACATATTGTAAATACAACAGCTAACTCTGGTTGGATGGTCGAGTCAGGTTCTCTGGTAGGCATGACTGCTGATGATCTTGAAGAACACGGTGCAGAAACTGGATTAGTTTTAGAGTACCAGCGCGGAACAACTCCACCTACAAAGATTACACCGAATCAAATCCCTACTGGTTTAGATCGAATTGCAGCTAAAGCGGCTGGCAATATCAAAGTTATATCTGGTGTTAATGATTCAATGTTAGGAACTGACGGTGCTGAAGTTTCTGGTATTGCGATTCAGGCGAAACAAAATCGCGGAGTCATTATGATTCAGGTTCCATTAGATAACCTGAAAAAGACCAGACAGTTTTTAGCCGAAAAAATACTTATGTTGATTCAGTCTTTTTACACTGAGCAACGGGTTATTCAGATAACAAACGAAGAAGATCCCTTAAAACCAAGAGAGCCGTTAGTCGTTAACGAAATGACCCCTGAAGGCACGGTTGTAAACGATCTAACTATCGGTGAATACGATGTCATTATTGCAACTGCGCCAGCGCGGGATTCTTTCGATGAAGTTCAATTTGCTGAAGCAATTAATCTGCGACAGGCAGGGGTAGCAATACCTGATGATGCCATTGTTGAGTACAGCCATCTTGCGAGAAAAGGTGAACTGGCGAAACGAATTCGTATTGCTACAGGGCAAGAGCCGCCAACTCCTGAACAAGCAGAGATGCAAGCGCAGCACCATCAATGGGAGATGGATCAGATTCAGTTGGAGATTGCGAAGATGGAAGCGGAAGTTAGGAAGCTGCAATCTGAAGCTGCGGTCAATATTGCCAAGGTTCAGGACATGGCTGATGTTCAACCAAATAGTAAGTTGAACGAGCTTCAAGCGAAGTTGCAATTGAAGCGCGAGGAATTTGATTTACGACGTGATCTTTCTGACAAAACGAATCAACTGAGAGAAAGGCAGTCGGAATCACAAGCTGCGGCGAAGATAGCTACTACAGCTATGACTCAATCAGGTCGGAATACTATCAATTGAAAAGTCCAATGAAGAAGCTAACGAACTCGAATATTAAACGGATACACGTTAATCAGCACCATATCCGTAGTAACGCTAAGAACGAGGAAAAACTTCCTCCTCTTACAGTTAAAACATCGAGTGCTAACCATAAAGGTTATGACGTAGATATCCTTGGTCCATCGAAAGTTATGTATTCACCCGATAAGCCACTGTCTTGCGGTGCAAAAGTTTGGATTGAAACTCACGCACCAGTTTTTATTAAGTAAAACCATAAGGAGTAACCATGTCAGAGCAACAAACAGAAGATAAAGCGGTAGAAACACCAGAATTGTATCCTGGTGCGGAAGCAATTGAACAACCTGAAGGGGTTGATTTAAATTTTGAAGTGGTTGAGGAAACTAATGAAACAACAGAGCCAGAAGCCGAAGCAGAACCGGAAGCCGAAGTCCAAAGCGACACCGACAATACCGAAGAGGCAGTGGCTGAACAAACTACTGAAGAACCTACCGCCGAAGTAGAGGAAACAGTTGAAGAACCTACTGAAGAAACCGAACAAGTTGCAGAACCAGCAGAAACTGAGGAAGCAGTTGAGGAGCCTGAAGTTAAAAAACCCAAAAAACCGATGGTTCCGAAGTCTCGACTGGATCAGGCACTCAATAAGCAGAAAGAATTACAACGAAAGCTCGAAGAAATACAAAATAAACAAGCGGAGGCCGAGGCTACGCCTACTCCTTCTTATGATTTTGATAAAGCGGAAGTGGAATATCAGGCTTTAGTCTTGGATGGCAAAACCCAAGAAGCGGCTACTTTGAGAAAAGACATCCGTGCCGCAGAAAGAGACTCTTTGCGACAGGAAATGCAAGAAGACGTAACCCAAACAGTGAGTGCAAACCAAGAACAGGCGGAAACTCAGAAACTTGCAGCGCAAATTGAAGCTGAATTCACAGTATTTGATCAAAATCATGAGGATTTTAACGAAAGTTATGCCCAAGAAGTCATTGCTTTACGTGATGGGTACATCCAACACAACCTTTCTGGCCCTGAAGCACTTAGAAAAGCAGCGGATATGGTCATCAAAAATTATGATTTGCATACATCAACTGCATCGGAGGCTGAAACTCCAACATTGGCGGCTAAAAAAGCCCCAACTAAATCACACGTTGACGAAGTTGCGCGAAAACGTAAGCAAGTCACCGAAAAACTTAAAGCGGCAGAGGCGCAACCTCCAGAATTACCTGGGGAAAGCAGTTCAGCGCACGGCGACAAACCTCTCGACATCGATAATATGACTGAAGACGAGTTTAACGCTTTACCTCCCGCCACAATCGCTCGATTGCGAGGAGATGTTTTCTAATGGCAAGCAAGAAAGATCCACGTTTGGAAAGAGCAGGTGTTTCAGGCTACAACAAGCCTAAGAGAACACCTAGTCACCCAACAAAAAGCCACGTTGTAGTTGCTAAATGCGATGGCAAAGTCAAAACCATTCGATTTGGACAACAGGGCGTAAAGGGTGCGGGTAAAAACCCCTCTAGCGCCTCAGAAAAAGCAAGGCGTAAGTCTTTTAAAGCTAGACACGCTAAGAATATTGCTAAAGGTAAATGCTCGGCTGCGTATTGGGCAAATAAGGTTAAGTGGTGATTCGGTATTTTTTGATGAAGCAGAAATTAAGGTACTTTTCTCGCCCTAATAAAACTTTTGTGAAAGTTGTATTCGCTGTGGAGTGTGACGAGGACGGGAATTGCCCGAACTGCCTTATCGATTATGCAGAATGCCCCTGTTTAGGCCCAACAATGCCGAATGTTGAATACGAATGGAAGGATGGAATCATGTATGGAAGGGAAATTGTCGATGACTAAGAAGCCATTTGCAGAGCAAGTTGGTGGAGATCACTATAAAAAGTTAGCAATACAGCCTGTTGAATATATTTTGGCGAATAACCTCGGTTTTGTAGAAGGAGCCGTCATCAAATACGTAACCCGCTGGAAAAATAAGAACGGAATAGAAGATTTACGCAAGGCTAGACACTTTATAGACCTATTAATTCAATTTTTAGAGGAAACAGACCATGCACAAAGGTAAAAAATGCGCTTTAAATGCCCCTCAGAAGAGTAAGAAGAAGAAAAAGAAGAAAAATTACTGACCAGCTCTTGTTTTTATTTATTAGTAAGACTAATATTTTACTTTCGCGTACTTGCGCGTAATCAAGTCGTGTCGAACACGTTAATCTCGTCCTCGTCTGTACTAGACGTTAAACCTGCCGAGGTCGAACCTCGCTAAAAAACGCTGATTCGTCGTCTTCACGATACGAAGTTGACGGGTTAGCCGTACCCATAATTTCGGCTACTTGATTCTTAACTATTATTAAGGAGGCCGATTATGGCTTTAACTAATTTTGCGTCACTGACCAGTAATCAGTTGACTGCATGGAGCCGTGATTTCTGGCGTGTAGCTAGAAACATGAGTTTCATCAATCAATTTGCAGGTACTGGTTCTAACGCTATGGTTCAGCGTGTTACTGACCTAACCAAGTCAGATAAAGGAACCAAAGCAGTCATTACATTACTTGCTGACATGACAGGTGATGGTATCACTGGGGATAACACCCTAGAAGGGAACGAAGAAGCATTACGTGCCTACGATATCACCATCGAGCTTGATCAGCTTCGTTTTGCAAACCGAGTTGCTGGTAGATTAGCCGACCAGAAATCAGTCGTTAATTTCCGTGAGAATTCACGCGATGCTCTTGCTTATGCAATGGCAGATCGTATGGATCAGCTTGCGTTTTTAACACTGTCTGGTGTTGCGTATACCGCAAAAACTAATGGTGCTCTAAGAACAACTTCAGCTACAACAGGTCACGAACTTGTTGATTTGGAGTTTGCTTCTGATGTTTCTGCTCCTTCTACCAATCGTCACCGTCGTTATGATGCGGGTACTACAAGCATCGTAGCTGGTGATACTACTGCAATCGTTGCAGCAGACACTATCAACTACAGAGCGA